TTAACGGCGATATTGTCGTCAATGGCACGCTGACGGCGGCCAAGGTTGTCGGGGCGGTGTATGTCTGATGGCAACGCGCACGATTAAGGCCGTCGCAGTAAGCGCATCCGTCCCGTCGACCGGCGACTTCATCCAATTTGAGGTAACAAGCGACACCGGCCCTGTGCCTTCTTCTGGCGTGATCAAGAGCGCGACGATGGAAGTCGCGAACTTTATCACACCGGCGAGCGGCGTCGAACTGCATGTCAAATTCGGACTGCCGGACGCCGATACCCTGGCAGTGATGGGCCCTCTTACCCAAGACGGGGCTGGCTACGGGCATACGGAGTCGATGGCCTTGTCCAATTGCCAAGAGGGGCTGCTGACTGGCGAAGATTCGTATATCTTTTTGGTCGTGGGAGGCGCTCAAACCGACAATGCAGTGATAATAGACGCCAATACCACCGTCCAAATTGACATCGACTATATCGGACGATGCACGGCCCCTGGCAATGTGGGGCTATCTGCGCACCAGTCCACCGGCGACGCCGTGGTGCTATCCTGGAGCGCGGGCGCGGGCGGCGCAGATAACGCATTAAGCCATTATGAGCTGGCGCGGCAACTTTCCACCGACGGTGGCGCAACGTGGGGCGATTGGGAAGTGTTCGGCACAACCGTGAACACCTATGCGCTGGTAGAGCCTCCGGCGACGGTCGGACATCAGTACAGACTCTACGTCCGCACGGTGGGAACTGCTGGCGATGAGTACGGCTCCTATTGGGCGAGGTGTTACGCCTCCTTGCGGAGAAAAGCAAACCCCGTCCTGATCGAGTACACCGACCCGATTATCGAGGCGGGCGTCACGAAGGTAAAGGCGGTTCACATCACGGAACTGCAAACCAACATCAACCTGGTGCGAACGGCCAATAACTACATGCCCCGTGAGTTTACGGCCATCCGGGCGAGCTATACCAGCCTGGCGGGATGGAATGCCCACATCCTGGAGCTGCGGGCGGCCATTGACGGCATGGGTGTCCCTCATGAGACATGGCTGGCCCTGGGCGACAACTGCCCGCGTGCGGATGTGCTGATGCAGCTCCGCCGGGTGGTGGAGGCGGTCGCGGATGATTAAGAACCTGGCGGACTTCTACCGCTCGAAGGAATGGGAGGCATTTCTCCGCGTCCTGGCCCTTGAACCTGGGCGGCAGAACGAAAACGGCGACATCATCTGTGAGCACTGCGGCAAGCCCATCGTGCTCAAATATGACCGCATCGGCCACCACAAAAAACACCTGACCCTGGCCAATGTCAACGACGTGAATGTGGCGCTCAACCCGGAAAACATCGCATTTGTGCATCATCGCTGCCATAACGAGATACACGAGCGGTTTGGTTTCGGGCAACCTGTCCGCGTATTCCGTCCGAAAAAGGTCTACCTGGTGCATGGCAGCCCATGCAGCGGGAAAAGCACCTACACGGCCAGCGTGGCCGGGCCTGGCGATCTCATCCTGGACATGGACGCCATCTGGGCTTGCATCAGTGCAGATGCAGCCCAGGGCATCCATGCCGGGCACGACGACCGGCTGCGGCAGAATGTTTTCAAGGTGCGTGACTGCATCCTGGACATGATCAAAACCCGCTTCGGCGAGTGGAATAACGCCTATATCATCGGCGGATACCCACGCCCAGCGGAGCGGGAGCGCATGGCGACGATTTACGGCGCGGAGATGATACACATTGACACGCCGCGCGACGTCTGCGAGCTGCGGGCGCAGGAGCGCCCAAAGGAATGGCGGCAATACATCGCGTCCTACTGGGACGCATACCAGGCATAAACGGAGGCGAACGACATGCGCACACTGCGCTTTGATGTAAGGGGCCAGAAGCTCACCTGCGCGCCTGGCTGCGATTTTTCGGGCCTTGTGCGCGGGACTGACGGTTATCTGCGGGCGCTATTCGCAACGGATGGCGACTGGAGCGGATGCAAGAAAGCGGCGGCGTTTTACACTGTGACCGGCAAGGAACACGCTGCACCCGTCATTAACGGGGAGTGCGTAATTCCCAAGGCAGTGCTATCCGGCGAGGTGTTCGGTGTGCGGCTGATCGGGAAGCGCAAAGGCTACACGATCACGACGAACAAATTATTCATCGAACAGGAGAGATGATCATGGCGACGGCTAACGAAATTCTGGCCACGATGGCCGAAGAAGCTGCGGCGAACGAGCAGGCCGTGGAAGTTTGCACGATCGACCGCTGCACCCGCGCGGTCGCCATCCCGGAGGCCCTGCGCATCGTCGGCGTTGAAAGCGACAACAACGTTACCCGGCGAGTGTTCAAGGTGGCGTGTGCGTATCGCGGGACGGACTTGTCCACGTTCGGCATCCGCATCAACTTCATGAACGCGAACCAGGAAAAGGACGTGTACATCGTCACGGATGCACGGAGAGAGGGAGACCATCTCGTCTTTACCTGGGTGCTTTCCCGCAAGGCGCTGCGCTACAAAGGCAAGCTGCAATTTATTGCCTGCATGGTCTGCGATGGCGGCACGGATGACGAGCGGGAATGGAATTCCACGCTGGGCGAGTTTTCTGTGCTGGAGGGCCTGGAGGTCGAGTTGACTGGCGGCGAGGTCTACCAGACGCGCGACGTGCTCGACCAACTGCTGGCGCTTGTGGTAGATCAGAAGGACGAAGCGCTGGCGGCTGTCTCCGCTGCGGGCGCAGCCCAGGAACGCGTCATCGAAGCCAAGGGCGCGGAAATCCTGGCAATCATCCCGGAGGACTACACGGCCCTGTCCAATGACGTTGCTGCACTTACTGAGGACATCGGTAACTTGAACTATCCGATCACATATATAGAAAATCAATATGTGAATATTAATGGCGTGGTTGCAACCCACGGAGATTATATCACGACCGATTACATCCCTCTGGAATCTGCCTTGAAGATTAAGTACAGCGGAATTGCAGTAAGTCCGAATTGCGCCGTTATTTATCAATTCGACAAAAACAAAGCGCCTGTTAAACCTTTGCTGATTGGCGAGGGCACATCGACTCCATTGGCTGGTGAAGTATTGGCTGTTGGCGAAGGTTATGTCGTTGTGTCGAAATACATTAAGAATGAGGCAACCATCGAAGCAGCAACGAACGACGTTTTGAAAAATAAAGTCGAAATATCCAATTTGAAACTAACTTCGGAAGGGCTGCCTTATACGCTTTCAAGTGGCTATGTGAATGCCGCGGGATTACAGTCTCACGATCAATACTCGTGTACCGATTTCATTGATATTGGCGGTTATACAGAGATTACGTTCCCTATGTATTTTTCGTCTGGAGCAAGAGCTGTTGTGTACGACAGTAATAAAAATGTTATTGAGGAGATAAGCAATAGCGGGAGCTTCGGGGAAATTTGCACCTATGAGGCATCTAATTACACAGCCAAGTATATGCGCATTTCCTGTAGAAACCATATCGAAGATCAATTCTATGTCATTGGAGAATTTGGCACTCGACAGCAGATCAAGAAAAACAGCAGCGCCATTACAGATTTGTACGGAAAGGCCGTTGTCATTGACAACGAAAATCCCCTTTCATTCGTGGACGGCAATGCTACCCTCATTCGGTGTTTCAACCGTATTGTGTGTATCGGCGATTCACTCACGCAGGGCGTTTTCAACTACACGACGACGGGTAATGGCAATGATTATGTCGATACAAAATACAGCTATCCCGCTTACTTGGAAAAGCTGACCGGGTGCGACGTTGCTAACTATGGGCAGGGCGGCACAACTGCACAAAAGGGCAGCTGTTCGTGGGAAGTCTTTGCAGATTCGGAAGCGAACAAATGGCTTGATGCGGATAAAAAGGGCGATGCGTATATTATTGCGCTGGGCACAAACGACATTGGCGTGCTGGGGACGTTCACTGGCGATGTTGATACAGACGTTAATCTGACCGACTACACGCAGAACGCGAATACTTCTGTTGGTGGTTATGCCCGTATCGCTTCGAGGATTCTGGAAGCGCAGCCCAAGGCCAAGTTGTTCTTTGTTACGATTTCCAACGTGCGGAACGATGAAGCCACAAGAACCGAGGCCAACGCAAAAATCCGGGCATTGGCTGAAAAGTTCGGCGCGTATGTTATTGACTTGCAGGCATACGCTGAAACCACCACGGCGGAGCAGACGTATTTTGCAACCTACTACAAGAACGGCAGCCATAACAATGCACTCGGGTATAACTTGAGGGCAAGACAGTACGCAGCCTATATTGACTGGATTATCAAGAACAATATTGAGGACTTCCAAGATATACAGTTTATCGGCACTGATAAAGAATACTGATTAACTATCTGACAAGATTGTGCAGCAGACGCATCCATCAAGGAGGTGGCGCAGTGCGTGAAAGAAAGAACGTTTGCGGCATTGCTTATCCTGGTGATGCTGCCTGTGCTCGTGCTTCCCCTGTTTGGTGCGGACGACTTGTCCGTATATGGGCGCATCCGCATACCATCTGCGGGCGTGCGGGCCGAGGTGTTCTACACGCCTTGCGGTGATGGATGCGGCTGCTGCGGTGCGCTGTGGAATGGCGGCGTCGTATCTGTCGAGGCAGACATGAGCACGGTTCACATCTACGACATGGCAGACCTGCGATCTCTTGACGGTGAGCATCTTGTGCTGGAGTGTGTGGCGATCGTGGACTGCATACGAGTGGGCCGCTGGTTGATAAGCTGGCGAGGCATCATGCGTCCCGATGGTGACGTGCTCCTTTGCACGGATGCAACATGCTGGCCATTCGTGCGCGTGCTGCGCCTGACGCGGCTATGATTTGCCCTCCCCCCGGTCGGGATTTTTCCCGCCCGAGAGGGGACTGCAAAGGAGGAGTCTTTTTTCTCGCAGCGCGGGAAAAAATGAGATTTTCGGGAAACTTTCAAAATTTCCGTCCATACGTCGCGATGAGAGCGCGCGAAGGAAATTTAATCGACCGAAGGGAGGGGCGAGGCTGTGAAAAACGATCTCACGGGCACGCAGGAAACGCGAATCGCGGAGCTGCAAGCCATTTTCGAGGGCATCGACGAGGGCATGCGCAAGATAGTGCAGCCGCTCATTGCAGAGACCGCCTACCTGGAGGGGGAGCTGGACTTCCTGCGCGGGCTGCCGAAAATCCGGGTGCACCCGGACGACCCGCAGAAGCAGCAGGCCACCCCGGCGGCGAAGATGTACAAGGAATTTGTGCAGCAGTACACCAACTGCATCAAGGTGCTGTCCACCGTGCTGCGGCGCGAGGAGCCGGAGGAAGAAAGCCCGCTGCGGGCCTACCTCGAATCGAGGCGAAAGCTGCATGCAGGCGAGAGCTGACCTATACCTGGTTCAGTATCGTGAGGCCATCCGCTCCGGCGAGATCATCGCCGGGCAGGAGCTCATCATGGAGCTGGACAAGCTGATCGACGACCTGGACAACCCCCGCTATTTCTACGACACCACCGACGCATACGAGCGCATCGACTTCATCGAAGGATGCGTCCGCTTGACAAAATCGCCTTTCTATGGCAAGCCCATGCAACTCATGCTATGGCAAAAGGCATTTATCGAAGTGGTGTATTCCTACAAGATGGCGGACACCGGTTTCGACCGCTTCCAGAAAATCCTCCTGCTTATCGCCCGCAAAAACGGCAAGAGCGAAACCTGCTCCGCGCTGGCCCTCACGGAGCTGGTCACCGGCCCCCTGGGTGCGGACATCGTGTGCAGCTCAAACGACGACATCCAGGCGTCCATCATTTACGACGCCATCGACGCCATGCGCTTGATGATCGACCCGGCGCAGCAAGACACCTGGCGCAATCAGCGCTGCATCCGCTGCACCATCACCAATAGCAAGGTGTTCAAGTTGTCCGATCGGACGCGCAACAAAGAGGGCCGAAACATCGACTTTGCCATTCTGGATGAATCCCACGAAATGAAGGAGAACATCATCGCGAAGTCGGTCGAGCAGTCCCAGAGCTTGAAGGAAAACCCGAAATTTTTCAACATCACCACCGAGGGCTTCGTCAATGACGGATACCTTGACGATGAGCTGCGGAAATTCCGGGCCGTTCTGAATGGCGAGGATACCGGCATCGCGGCGGAGCGCATGCTGCCCTGGCTTTACACCCAGGACAGCGAGGCGGAGGTCTGGCAGGATGAAACCACCTGGATGAAGTCCAACCCGACCCTGGGAACCGTCAAGCGGTGGGAGTATCTCCGCATCCAGGTGGACACCGCCAGGCGCTCCAAGGCTGACCGCATGTTCGTCCTGTCCAAGGACTTCAACATCAAGGTGAGCAACTCGCAGCAATGGCTCATGGAGGAAGATTTCACCTACCCGGCCACCTACGACCTGGAGGACTTCCGAAACAGCTATGCGTTTGGTGCGGTCGACTTGTCCGAAACCACCGACCTGACCTGTGCGAAAATCCTGCTCATGCGCAAGGATGATAAGACCAAGTACATTCTCACGAAGTACTTCATCCCGGAGAGCAAGCTGGAGAAAACGCCGGACGCCAGCTTCGGCGCCCGCTATCCTGACTGGGCGCGGGATGGGCACGTTTCCATCCATGAGGGCAACGAGAACGACCTTGCCCGCGTGGCGGACTGGTTCTATTCGCTGTATACGGATTACGGCATCCGCTTGATAAAGGTCGGCTATGACGTGAAGTATGCGCGCGAATTTCTCAACCGCATGGAGGAATACGGCTTCGACTGCGAGCTGGTCGCGCAGAACAAGCTCACACTGTCCAACGCGATGAAGCTGGTCGAGGCTGACCTAAAAGACCAGCTTGTCAACTACAACGAAAACCCGGTCGACCGCTGGTGCCTGGGCAATGCCTCCATGGAGATCGACAACCTGGGCAACGTCATGGCGGTGAAGATCAACAACCAGGCCGGGCGACGCATTGACGGCGCGGTGACGCTGATCATCCTTTACGAGATATATCGCCGATATAGAACCGTACTCAACAACAAATTGCAATAGGAGGGG